CTCATTCCCGTTCAAGAATTTGCTCTTTTCTGTATAAGTGTTGAGCTTCCAGTACTCAAGTTTACCATTGTCTGAACGTAGGTCAATGGCCTGACCTATACGAAACTTCTCAATTCTTCTATGAGGTTCAATTGGTAAGCCAGCTGCATCTAGAGCTACCTCGATGATCTTGTCATCCATGGTAATCAACTCTAGGTTAATATCTGCTTCAGGATACACATAGAATGTAACTTGATGGATGTTAGCTAGACCTGCAGGTATCAGCTTCTCTGTTAGAGAACCCTGAGCCTCGAGATGCATCCTGTATCCTTTAATCCACACCTCGTCCCAGAAGCAACCCTCGCCATGGCAATATGGACAGAAGGTATCTTTATCAGCTTCTTTGGTATTGGGACTGATACAAGAACACTTTATGTTGTGCCCATGTTCATCCTTACGCATCTTTCGCAATACAAGAGGACGAGCCTTAGCTATCTCAGGGAAGACGCCGGTAAGCATCTTGTTGAGCTCCTTACGCATATCGGGCTCAGTCTGTCTTGGATAGGCATATCTAGTAACCATTACCAGTACCTCTTCCAACCTGGAGTAGTGAGGAATGGCCAATAGGTAGACTTGCTACGTCTCTGACCAAGAACAGTAGACTTTGTGTTCGCTGCTGGAATACGTCGAGTAATCGAACCAAGAGGGTCAGTCTGCCACAGACGACCAATACTTGGTCTGTCAGGGTCGAGCTCTCCACGAACAACCATATTAGGTTGGGCAGCGGCTCTTGAACCACCAGCAGTAATAACCTGTCCTTCCCACTTAGCTAGACAGTTATCTAGCTTATCCATCATACGCATCATCATCGTAGGATCGTATGATACAGATAGATCGCCCAAGCTCTTAGAGCGTAGGCCTAGGTTAACAGACAGATTGTCTAATAGAATGCGAGCGGTTAGGCAGGTAGTATACTCACGACGGGCATGCCTATAGAGGTTTGAGTTGTACTCAAACTTAGAGAACTTGATAGCCTGAGCTTGAAGACTAGCCTCTAAGATAGACTCTTGTAAGGTATCGTTATCTAGATCCTGAACAAAAGCACCGACTTCCAATCTTACTTTTCGCACGTCAGTATAGGCTGGATCGCTAGTAGTCATGAAAGTAAGGATAAATGGTTCATAAAGGACCGACCCATCTACACCACGTATTCCTGACGCTATAGCGATTTCTATCGTGTTATTGATGTGTAATTGGGTACCAAATTGATAAATAGATGCTTCGTTAGCTACCATGAAACTGGCTAGTCCAGAAACGTTCTGATAGGGTAGTTCCCCTGTCCAATAGTCAAACCACATTCCGGAAGCAGCACCTACTGGTACATCAAAGGAATACTCATAGATGCCATCACCACGATACTCTGGTACACCAGAAGCTAGATAGGCCTGTGAGATGTCAAAGACAGTTGTACCTGGTTCAAAGATATGAACAAATACATTAGTACCTTGCTGTACTCCAGAGAGCTCATCAAGGACACGGGTCCTCAGTATAATAGGCTGTCCAGGGACTGATGTTCTATTTAACAAGGCCGTATCCTCCTGTGATTACTTGAAGTGTAGCATAGGACTATTAGACTAGCTATATTAAGGACCCAATGATGTGTCCATTGCCTAATAGATAGTCATAAAAGACCCTCTTTACACCTTCGTATATCAAGTTGTTGTCTACTCCTGATATCTGTTCTTGGACAATAGCATTATAGTCTTCACCTTGAATCCAAATATCTTTTACTTTAGCCATAGCCCCTTCAATCCAGACACCACTAACTGTATTACCAACGATCCATACTATATTGATAGATTGATCATGCAAGTTTAGGTAAATACTCTTAATCTTAGCTTCAGTATATACTTGTCCTGGATCAAGATCCCCAGGGTTAAATGGTGTATCTAGTAAAATTGACATTGACCTTCTCCTTTAAAATACATCTAGCTGTGCGGTTCTAACTGACATAGACCCAGACGTTGAACCTGTAGTTACTACATAAAGACACACAGCACTCTGATCAACAAATGCGACAGAAGTACCACTTGTATCTTCCCTCCATCCGGTAGCGCCAGCAGCAATAGTATACGACATTGCGTTACCACCATCGTCACGAACATATACAGTAGTAGTACCATTCAGGGTGTTAGCTGTGATATAGAGTGCTGGTCTAAAGAAACGACCAGGACCAGCTATCTTAATACATTGCTGTGCTTCTACTGTACTAGAACCAGTATAACCTGCTACTGGTAAAAATGTAGTAGAGTTACCAAAAGATATAGCAGTAGTAGAACCCGCATATAGAGATGCATATGTAGTAGCTCTAGATACGTTAGTTTCTACAGACGAATCATTCCAATAACGTAGATGTCCATCTGATCTCGCAAACAGACCACCATAGTTAGCTAAAGCAGTTGGTGTGGCAGCTTCGGCTAGATAGAATCCACCAGTAGAATGAATTGCTACAACTGCAGAATTAACAAGACGCACATCTCCATTAGCGTTACCTATAGTGAATGGCCTAAATGAATTCCAGTTACCATACTGATCTAGTGAGTTAGTTAACATTAAATAGGTATCAACACCGTCGTTTCGAATAAAGAAACCGTAGTTGCCTGAGATAGCTCTAAACTGCCCATACTGTGGAGGGCCACTAATACCATCACAAATATGTTCTCCATTCAGAGAACGGATTACTCCACCTACATCTAATTGTTTCCCCGGTGTGCAGTTAACGCCAACTTGACCAGCAGCATCTATAGTCATTCTATCTGCTAGTGAGACTGTTGCTCCAACTGCTGTACCAACTGCTTCCGTACAAGTTCTAAATACAATGGAACTTACTTGAGAAGAACCACCAGCCATTAGTATTGAGGATGCAGGGCCACCACCATATGACTTCCAGCCAGAGTTAAAGTATGCGTTATGTACTATATCAGTATAAAATGTTGATACAGGAGTAATACCAAAGTGTCCAGCAGAACCCTGGTTTGTAATATCTAATGCATATTTAGGGACGCAACCTAATCCTAGCCATCCAGTATTAGTGAATAAGAACGATGTAGAACCAGCAGTGGCAGAGAATCCACCAGTAGCTTGATACTGAATTAGAAGAGCATTAGTGAGTGCTTCGTCACCCATAATGCCCCACTTGGGTCCACTAGCTCCAGATGATCCCCAGAACTGGATACGAGCAGTAGGATTAGTAGCATCAGTACGCTGTAGAGTAAACGTGTTATCTGTTGACGCTCCACCACCAGCTGTACCAACCATATGCAACCTAGTAGATGGATCGATTCCAACACCAGCATTGCCACTAGCTGTAATATTACCAGTAACATCGATGTTACCAACGAAACTATTCTTGCCACTTCGACCTGCTAAGAGTGCATACTGAGTATGGTCGTCATCATTTAGCCCAGATAGAGCTCCGTGATGAACACCAGCAGGAAGAACGGTAGCTGATATCTGCTGTCCTGCTATAGTTAAATCAATAGATGCTGTGTCAGAAACAGTTACTGGAACATAGGACCCAGATAATAGGTATCTTGAATCTGCTCTACCAGACGTCAAATATTGAGGATGATCATCATCTGTAAGGCCAAGTAAACTATGATGATTAATACTACTAACCGTAAAGTGAATAGTATTATCGCCACTATGGGTTACATAACTAGAATTAAGAACAGAGATATCAACACCATCTACAGTACCAGCAACAGCGATACTGCCATTAACATCAAGCTGCTGAGTCGGAGTCTCGGTCCCAATACCTACAAGACCACTAGTAGTGATTATCATCCTAACGGATGAAGCTGCACCAGGGGCTTGGGTTAGGAATCTAATAAAGCTACCGCTATCTCCTCCACCAACACTTATATCTAATATTCTTCCCCATCTAAAAGAACTGGGATAGTCTTTGGTTATATAGGCAGATATGTTAGTTATATCTGAATTTACATACGACTGTGCCGGAAAGGCTAGAGAAGAACCAAGCTGTATTTGAGAACTAATAGCGTCAGGCCATGGCCAATCTGAAGAAAAACCACCTAGCCAAAGATTATTAGAACTAATTTGACCATTAACAGCTAACTTAGATCCAGGGTTTACTATACCTATGCCTACATTACCTGTATTGGTATTATGGATATCATTACCAGAGGCAGTCCATAGTGTGTCCCCGCCTGTACCACTAGTAGTAATACCTAGTAGGTCGTGCTCATATTTATGCTGCTTGAGCTCAACCATTGTATTAGATCTTCAGCTTTAGGTGATTACCACTTACAGTTACATCAAACATGACATCCCCTTGATGAGAAACATCTAGGTTAGGATGGTCTGATGAAGGATAAGCTACTACAGAGATATTCTGTGGTAGTACTGAATTAGGATCTATTGCCTTATCGAATACAATATCTATTTCAGGTAGATACTGTGAGTTCTCTACAGAGTGATTCTTTGGATTGGAGTCCACAATAGAAAGAGGATTGTTAGCGGCCCTTGCCATACCAGGAGCCCTAAATGCTTGTGCTAATACTGACGTAGAAATGTTATTCGGTAGCTCCTGAATAGAACCAGTACCTGTTTCAAATGACCATGTTACATGTCCTGAAACCGTATTACAATCAGCATCCTGCGTCTCTACTATATGGACCTTATAGGTAGTAGAAGGTGCCATAGGTAACTTAGGTACAAACGTAACCTCTGTATGAGGAGTAGGAGTAGATAACCCAGTAATAGTAAATGTACCTTCTGCGATACCTGCATAACCAGGTGATCTTAGGAAGTCATCCATTGCTCCCTGAGATACATTCTGTGGATAATTGAGCTCTAGAAGGCCTGGACCAACATACTGATCAGTATCAGGCCCTTCTAGAAAGATAGAGTCAGCTAAGCTAGCCTCGTTCATCAGCCGATCAAACTGGATAAAAATAGCAGTACCCAGTGGGATACTGAGTCCAGATACGGGTGGATAATGATCAGTGATAACGTCAACTAGATTAGCCATTTGCTAGCTCCTCATCAGATGGGATATTGAAAGTGACTTCTTTCTCATCTGATTCTATCACTTCCTGGTCTTTATCCAAGGCTTCTGCTTTAGGATCAAAGACCATTCCTCCGACATCTTCTATACCTACGATACCTATTACTGACTTAGCATGCTGATTGAGAAGCTCTTCGAACATACTGACTACAGCCTTACGCTTCTTCCACTTCTGTTCTAAGTCAAGTAGAAGCTTAATTTGGTTGATAGGTAAGTGAGCCGCTTTAGCTTTAATTACAGGCATCTTCTGCTTAAGAAGATTTCTCAGCTCAGCCCTTGTCGTTTCAGCGGCTTTAGCCATCTGAACAATAGGGTCTGGAACTTTACCAATAGGCGATTCTTTAGGAGTCTGGAAGGCTGGTGACGCTGCAGGTAGCGTTGCACACAGACTTTTTAATTCCTCAGGGTTATCAACCTTGAGGACTCCTTGCCGAAAGTTATACATTAACTGATTCTTCTGTAACTCGGTAAGGGACTTTAACTCTACTTCAATAGGACCTGGAGAGTCATAAGTAAAATTAAGGGGGTCTCCAAGGAAGAGCATTGAAGTCTTCTCTCTGTCAGATAGTGATACTTGCATTGGAATATCCTTTCTTATTTGGAACAAACTGATTAGTAGGGAACTTATTAACGGAAAAGTGTTCTAGTCTGTGACAATTAGAGCACAACACCTTCAGATTTTCTTTTCTACTATCATGATGATCGCCATTTATATGGTGAATATCCATTTGACAACGATCAACAGGAGTAAAACCACACTGTTCACACCTATCTTTCTTTTTTACGAATGGCTTTAAGTTATACTTCCTTTGCTTGCATCCATTACACAAAGTACTCCAGCGCCTAAAACCACTTTTTAACCAACCGGTCGAGGTGCAGGGATTCTTATGGCACTGTCTACAAATTGGTCTTGGTAATCCTTTTTGTCTAATATAAATTCTAGGCATATAAGACCTTTCTAAGAAAAAGGGGAGTAGTAATTTCTTACTACTCCCCAATTATACACTAACTTGGACTAGCTAATCTACATTAGCCTAGTACGTTGCTAGTAGCTCCGATTGGGGCTGGGCTACCGCTGACCTGTAGGAAGGTCTGAGCAGGTAGAACAACTTCGTTCGGTACTACGTGAACGTTCTTCAATGTGGCAATTGCCTTGCCCTCATTCAAGATACCAATTCCATAACGCTCGCGTAGCTTAACCTTGCGGATATCTACGCGTGGATCCTGGAACTCTTCTGTCGTGATGTCTTCGTCTACAATCAGAACACCTAGTTCCTGAGAGTCGAACATATAGACATCAGTTAGCTTGCGACGTGGATCATACGGCACAAACGGGGAAACGATAATCTTGAACGGAATGCTCATATAACCTGGCAGCTGTGGCTGTGAGGTCATCTGCTGTGAATAAGCTCCTAGAGGAGAAGCAGCTGCACCAGCGGCGTTTCCACCGGGGGTGATCTGCTGTCCACCAGAGTAACCTAGTCCACCCTGAGATGAATTATCCCATGGTGCCCTGGTTGCTGCATTTCCGTTGTAAGTGGCGAACCATGTTCCACCAGTATTGTGGAGCATGAGGAATCGCATTACCGGATCCTTCATGAACATAACCCATGTTAATGGGTGTAGAAGCAATGTATCAGGGGTAAAGCCTTGCGTCATAATCTGTGCATAAGCATCGAAAATGTCGTCCATCATTACCGAACCGTTACCAGCTCCACTCATGTCACGACCAGTTGTAACTCCCTTTAAGGACTTAGCTGGTGAGACGTTATCGAATACCGGAACGCCCATTGCACGGATGTAATTAAAGATCTTTACTTCCTTGTGACGGGCCAGTGCTCGACCTGCAGCACGAAGGTGTAGTCCCATTACGTCGAACTGTGAATATCTGATCATTTCGTCGGTGATCTTCACCGCGATACCAGACTTTCCAATGCTCGCTGTAACAGTGCTTCCACCCATCTGCAGGCTGCGCTCTGGATATTCCATACCTTCTGCAATATCCGCAGCCACTAGGGCTCCAACTGCCGGGAAGGTAATAGTCTGTCCATAAGAATAGTTAATCCTCTGGAGCAAGCTAGTTCCTACTAGCAGTGGCTCTGCCGCTTCCTTAACGATGTTCGAGATAACTCGAGGCATCAGCATTGAAGCGTTTGGAACAGAGAGGGCATCTTCTAACTTAATACGGGTGCCATCTTCCATGCGTCCATTGTTCTTCCACATGAACTCAAGTTGCTTGGCATCTTTGATTTCTAGCGCCATTTCTCAGTTCCTCCTATTAACGTGAAATCAGATTGATTCTGACCACTAGATTTGCCGCACCTGCGTAGTGTACCTTATCAGATACGCCACCATCTGCACTACCTGGCATCTGATCTAGCTGACCTGCGAATCCAGGTAGGCCACCAGAGGCATTAGTAGAGAGATTAGGGAATGCAGTACGTACACGGTCCAGGGCATCCTTACCGGCTACGTCTTCTACTTCTAGAACCTGACCTACGATCTTGTCGAAACCTTCTGTTGAAGGATCGGCCTTAACGTAGTTCGAGTCTGCGTTTGCCTTAACAAAGTCACCAGCCTTGAGTGAGCCAAGAGCGCATGCGAACTTGGACACTGAAGAGCCAGCAGGAGCTGATGCATAGTGGCTGTAAACAACCTTGTATGCTGTTGCTCCAATTGCACCAGTGCTATATACACTGATTACACCAGTAGTTAGGTTGATATACCAATCACCTAGTGTTAGTACATCAGCTAGAGCAGCCTTCTGTACTGCAAAACGAGCAGCTACGTCACCAGGAGCTCCAACACCTTCAGAGAAGGTAAATGGAGTACGGATAGTATTAGCTGCTACAGGCAGATTACTTAGAGCATTCAGAGTGCTGATATTACTAGCATTCGAAGCCTGAGTAAGAGCCTCAGGAGAAGCTACGGTAGCAGGAACGAGAGGCAGCTCTAGGACATAGTCGCAGAGCAATGCAACGCGGTGCTGCAGTTCGTAGTTGTGATGACGTAGTGCTGCTGGGTTGTTACCATCATCGATAGCACTGCCATCGCCTGCCCACTGCCAAAAGGCATATGGAGCTACAGCGGCTGGAGCACTAACTGATAGAGCACCTGCTGAGCGACCCATGAAACTGGAGACACCTGATACTGCGAAAGTACCGATACCACCAGTTACTAGGGCTACACCTGTACGTACGTCAATTACACCAGCTGCCACATCGGCTGCCGTGTAAGTAATTGTTGCCGCAGAGATTCCATACTGCGCGGGAACAATGCGACCATCATTGTCAAACGCCACGATCTTTCCTGGCATAATAACAAAGTAGTCTTCATAGAATTTATCGAAGAACTGGGTCGGAAGCCAAGCTGCTGGACGGAATTCGCCTTGTGGGCGGATACCTTCCGAGTGCTCAACTACCGGAACCATGTTTCCAATATGGTCCCAACTCTTCCAATTTGGATTATATCGTCCCAAACTGTCAAAAGGCATTGATCTTCCTCCTTATTTATTTCTTGTCATCTGAAGGTACTTTACCTTCAGCCTTCATTCTGACCATAAAGTCTTCAGCTGCCTGCTGACCCTTACTGAATAAGATCTTATAGAACTGTTCTTGGATCTTAACTAGGTCTTCAACAGGAAACTCTCTCTTCTGGGTCACGACTTTATTGTCCTGAATGAGAGTGGGATCCACAATCGTTCCGATTGGTTCCCTTGACATTCCATCACCAAGCTTATCAGTAATCTTAACCATGTCAACTTCACTAGAGATTTTCTCTAGTTCCTTGTCAACTGCTTCGTCACTTAAAGTGGTAAAGGTTTCTACCGTTACTAACTTCTTGTCACGCAGAGTCATCAAGGTCTTCAAGTGAGCCTCTCTAGCTTTGCGGGAAGCGACATTGGAGTTTGTTACTGCATCTTGCAGAGTCTCCATATCTTTGAATAGATTTGTATATTCTTTTCTCAATGCGTCTAGCTCATCACGAAGTACGCAGATCGTTTCTTCGGTCTTTACGACTTCATCCATTAAAGCCTTCTCACACTCAGGGGCTAGTGCTAGTTCCTCTTCAGTAAGAGCCTGAACTAGAGCGTCCCTACCTAGAAGACCACCAAGCCTCATTAGAATGCTACGCAGAGCCTTTACTTCCTCTGGCGTGATAGCATTTGTTGGGCCTTCATCTGGTTTCTTCACAGGTGTCTCGTAACGCTTGCCAGTCTGTTTTTCCATCTCAGCGGCAAACATCTTCAATAGAGCAACATCATGTGACTCATCAGCTACAGTTGTCGTTACTGGTTCAGTTGTTACTGGAGCTGTCTCTACTACTGGGGCGGTTACTACTGTCTCGTCCTTTACTACATTATCCTTCTTCTTCTCTCCACCACCACAGCCTAGAGCCTTAGCCTTTCTTGATACACATGACAAGATACTCGACTTATCACCAGGTCCCTTATAGCGACCAACAAGTCTGCGTGCAGCAGTAACATGGGCGCAATCTGGAACTGGGAAGGACTTGTTTGGTCCACAGAATGTAGACTTAGCTAGTCCCTTGCGTTTCTTTGTTGAAAGTTTAGCGTCCTTGATCTCTGTGGTTAGCTCGCCATCCTTGGCAGCATTTTCAATCTCTTCCCACATCATTTCATATAGACGCTCGTGATCCTTTTCGGATAGCTTAGCATCTGAAAGAACTCGAGTAATAAAAGTATCGAAGTCTTCTTCAGTAGCAGCATTTTTGACTTCTGGAGCGACTTCATCTTTCTTTGCTGCTAGAGTAGCTTTCTTGGCTTCACACTCATCACAGTCACAATCGTCTTCATGCTCCTCTGAGTCCTTCTTCTTCTTGGGTGCTTTCTTACCTTTCTTCTTATCCTTGTCTTCGTCCTTCTCTCCATCCTTACCCTTCTCTAAGAAAGCAGGCTTCTTATCCTCTACCTTAGTCTCCTCAGTCTTTGACTCAGGAGCTGGATCAGCTGTTAGACTGTCCTTAATTTCTTCCACCTTGACCGTCATTTCTGTTTCCTCCTTAGTCACAGAATCGTACTGAGGGAATCCTAATTGTACCTCATAGATCCTGCCTGTATAATCTTCAGCGATATTAATACTATCCCTAATTCCGTTATAGTGTAACTCTAATACTTTCGAGTGTCTATCTGCTGGAACGTTGACAAATGAGTACTCATCATACACCAGATCGCCTGCAATGATAAAGCATTTTGCTCCATCATAGATAGCGCCTGGCTTATGTTCGCACTTTCCGTCTTCAGTCCAGTCTTGTTTACATACAGAACACACAGCTCTATCTGTGGTAGCGCCTACAGAGCCGGTAAGATAACGACCGTCCAATAGCTTGGGAATGGCCGCTGCATCAGTGATATTAGCGATGAGCTCAATGTGACCAAGACCTTCATAGTCTTTCTCTTCTAGAAGACTGTCACGCAGTAGCGTACATATAGTATCTACTTGCATACCGAAAGGCATCTTACCTTCTACGAAGTCAGAGATTAGCTTCTCTGTGATAACGCCCTTCTCTTTACCATAGCGATCCTTTACAACTAGACCATTCTTGAGCTTGTACTTGTCCTTAATGAGACCAGAAGTATCTACGTAGCGAGCTTCAATAATTCGTCCAATAGGATCAGAATGATCGTCCTGGTGATGTACTAGGACTGGCTTTGGAAAATGATCTACAAAGGTAGAAGCGCCTCTCCTCATCTTATCTGGAGTATAGAACCCGTTATTACGAGTAATGATACCAGCATGAGTGGCAGCCAGTCTTACCTTGAGTCCCTGACCAGTAGTTGGCATGTTCTGTATAGCTTGAGGACGTGCCTGTCCTGGATTAGGTAGACTCATAAAGTCATCACGAACATCCATAACCTTAGGATCTAGCAAGGTGAAACTAACAAGATCCCTTATCTTGAGACAGTTATTACCTTTTGTAAACTTAATCATTTAGTCTCTCCCTGCTCCTTTATCACCACCATTGGCAGCTGCAGTACATTTAGCCATTGCCTCATGAGCTATCTGCTGTCCTGTCCAATCAGGGTGCTTTGAGCTTAATTGCTTTTTAATCTGTTCTACACACGTACTAAGATTACGTCCAACTTTCACAGCTTTCTTATCATCTGCAGTAGGCTGATCATCTGCTGCATCTTGACCACGACCATCACGGTCCTGTTCTAACCAATGCATACAAGATGTCTGTGCCATCTCTGTAATCTTATCATCATCCCATTCAGGATGCATCGTCTTTAGCTTTGTTTTTGCTCGTAAAGTACAAGCCTGGTATTTAGCCTGACCAGAAGGTACTCTCTTCAGAGGACCCTTATCGTACGTAGAACCTCTGCCGATATCCCTCTTTTGCTTCTCTACGGTGCTATCATCTGCTGATAGAACATAAGTAGTATCATCATCTTCTTCCCATACACTATCTCGAGTCATTCTAACTTGCAATGCTGTTACTAGGTGACAATCGCAATTAGCATGATATGGAGGTACATCTTCTAGTGTCAGGGCATTAACGTCGAACTCCACCTTATGCCACTTAGCACAGTCCTTACAACGTGAGTCAGATTTCACTGATACACTATATAATTTATCTGCACCAAGGTCCTTATAGGCAATGACTGTACCATACATCTTTGCACGACCGATCTCTACGTCTGAGATAAAGTCTGTCCTATAGCGGAACGACTCTAGTACAGCACGTACTTCAATGAGCATTTCATTACTCTCATCAATATCACGTGTTCTACGGCCAAGAGAAGAGATAACGTGATTAGCTAGTCTATTTACGTAATGACCCGCCCTTTCTACAAAGTGTCTACGAGCAAGAGATATTTGCTGAACTATCTGGTCATCTGGACGTAATAGTACAGAAGCATAACCATCCCTAAAAGCCATCACCTGATCAGCTACTAGTCTGTCTACTGTAGGTTGTAGCTCTGTACGAATAATCTGTCCAATCCAATTTGTGTCTACCTTCTGTTCGATAGACACATGATTTACTATATCCTGCACCATTTGTGAATAGGCCGCACTAAGATAACTATCCTTCTTAGGTTTAGCTGGATGTGTAGCCTTATGTACTGCAATCTTACTTTGAATTTCAGACTGCTTAGATTGATGCTCTGTAGCAGCTGCGGCAGCAAGATCACCCTGGTTAACGTTAGTCGTATTAGAACGAACCGCTGTCTGAGCCAAAGGAGAGAATGGTAGCTTTAATGACTGAATCATTAGTTTCGGTTCATCAAATAGTTTCCAGAAGGTTCTCATCCATTCTGGGTACTTATCTGATAGATCATCACCAGTCTCTACTTCTTCTGGAGTGGGTAGTAAGATAGGTTCTAGTCCAGGACCATTCCTACGAGCCTCATCCCAATTGACTACATTCTTATTGAATAGATCAGCATAGTGATTAGCTATCTTGATCTGTGCATCTATGTCGATTTCCTTGAACCTTAGATAGACTCGGTTGTTTTCATTGAGAGCATCTTCACCGAAGGTTGACTCCTGTAGGAGTTCATCAAATATATGCTCGGTAACGAAATACTCAATAACCTGTTGTAGATCCTTGACTGAGTCAACCATATTACGTGACATATTGTCACTGGTAGCTCTATTGGCTGTATCACCTTCACCCATATCAACTGCAGATATACCTAAACCTGAGAAGACACGCTTTTTGAAGTGTTCTAGATAACTCTCTGCTCTTAGGGCTCTACCTTCTGCACCTATAGCGATAATCTCGTGACGCTCTGGTGTAACAATTCCACCTTCTGATGGCATCATTTGAATCTCATGTTTTACTACATCGATTTCACGTTCACCAGTCTCAGTTAGACCAGCAGGTGCCTCGGGAGTACCTACCTTATACTGGAATAGAGGGAATAGATGTTGATATACTAAGAGCTCAACGTTTTCTTCGATCTTACGAAGAGCACGAATGTCATCTACTACTGGTACCAACATAGGGGTACCAAAGATAAAGCCTTCTTTACGATCAAAGTAAACATGAACGATATCACGTGGATCCCATTCTACATACCAACGTCCATCTGCCATTCTCTGACGCCATACAGCAATCTGATTCTCTTCTAACTTGCACTCCATAGTCTCTGCTGGTAATACGAAGTAACCGGCAATAGGCTCGAGTAATTCTTTTTCTTGAGTAAGTGCGTTAACAACAGGACGTACCTTACCACCCGAAGATTGCGTCTTCCTTACCTTGACTACAAATGCGTTAGATCTACGAATGACATTAGAACCAATCGCACGGAATAGTTCTTGCGTTGGCACTTTGCTAGCCTTAGATATCTGTCCTAAACGTGACTTGATATAATTAATAGTCTTGGGATTCTTTCCTACTAGGTCCCAACCCTCTTTGAACATAAGAGCGACTTTCTTATCAAAGGCCTGTCTTACATAAGCATCAGTATCTTCAATACGTCCAATCTCAACTAGGTCATATTCTGAACCCAGGAATTGGCTTCTACCCTGATAACGTAACTGTCGATAACGGAGAGTAGGATCTACAACCTGTTTGATAACAGCAGGCTTCTTTGAAGAAGGAACCTTAATCTCTACATCTACCGCAGGAGTCTCGTCCTTGACGATCTCGGCTGGCTTGTTACGCTTTATTTCAAAACCTAAAATCTTCAAGGTAGCCTCCTCTAAACACCACTAAGCTGCGAAATGTATTTATTAACTCTTTCCGCATCTGCTACTGATGTTTGTAGTGGACACTTAAAAGTGGCCTTAGCAGGAGTTGCCGTAGCAGAAATTGTGCGAGCTATAGTAGTATCAATCATTGGATCTCCCGTCAATTCTATCAGAGACCCTAATTTCTGACTAGCGTCACCAGTAATACCCATGCCTCGAACATTCCCAAGTGCATTACGTACGGCAGCTGGATCCTCTTCTATATGGATGTTACCATCCTCGTCAGTCCTTACAGTTAGACCTGCTGCACTACTTAATGGACTAGCATCCATCTTAAGGGCCTCTTCTTGTGGATCACACTTCTGTTTCTTAGAGATCCACCCAATGATAGCCACTATAATAGCAATAATCTGAATAATAGCTAACTTCTTAAATAGGTTGAATATTACTCTACCATTGCTACCGAGCAAACCTTCTAGTAATTTCTTGATCTCATCTAAGAGATTGTTAATAAAAGCCTGAACCATATCAATGGCTTCACGAATGAAATTACGAATCATCATCAGAACAGATTTAATCTGCTGGCCTATCTGCCTAACTGCCTTTGCCATTTGCGCTACTTTACTCGACTGATCTGCAATGGCAGCATCCCTTCCTTTACGAGCAGCATCTAGTTTATCTAGATATTCTTTACGAGCATTGGCATCTGTCATATCAACATTGCCACCTTCAGCTCTAATTTTAGCTAACTCCACTTCAGCAGCCTGAACATCAGCTTTATTGTTATCTACAACAGACTGAAATGCGTTTAGTTTAAAGCTGGTTCCCCAACCAGGGGTATTAACTGTAGTAGATGGTAATGTGGCACCCGGTACATTAACTGAAGGGATAGTGCCTTCTGGAGCAACAGAACCACCAAGGGTCTGACCGCCTACCGTAGTAGCCTGGCTACTAAAGTTACCAAAGGTCTGACCACCGATAGTAGTACTGGCATCAACCTGTGGACCAATATCGATTTTGATACTATTCATATCAAACAACTGACCATAGTCTAACTTCTCTATATTGGCAGCGATATTATCGATGACACACTCGAGTGGTTTGATTAATAATAAGAAGAATTGTTCAATAGGATTCATCAACCCCATAAGGAACGGCAGTAGTAATGGCCCTATGAGGCTCATCATTAAATCGAATATACTATTCAGTTGCATAGCCATCTTCATTAGAAGAGCCATTAAAGCAGCGATAATACGTCTAAGATCTGGTACGCACATCATGTTCAGCATATTACGTAAGGCACATATATCTATAGCGTACTGGTCCAAATTGAACATCTCTGCTAATTGAGCTAACTGATTTAGTAAGTCTTTAAAATAGCCATAATAGTACATAACGATCTTCAAAGCTTCTTCTTTGAACTTTTCCATAAAGTCAGTTTTGAAGAGCAGTCTAAATGAACAAGGAATACAATCCTTTACATTTATTAACTTCTTAGAGGTAATACTATCTGCTATTCTTTGAGCTTCATCATATACAGACTCTTGCTGTTCTGCGTCGTTACCAGAAGCAGCTGTGTCTAAGTTGATGCCACTCCATGCTCGTATGAATGTGGCGCTAGTTACTCGCATGCCTACTAGCATAGGAGTCATCATTGCATAGACTGATTCTTCTGTAGCGCAATAATTAGCGGCTCTTTCAAATGCCTTGGCAATGATCATACAATCTGCTACAGCAGTTTCAGCCAGTGGAGCACTTGTCGGATTACCACCAGGAGCAGAAGATATCTTTGGATTCTTGATCGTTTCTTCATCAGGGATTATTACTTCATCATCTGGGACATCTTCCGCATAACCTTCCGGATCATCATCTGCTATACCGGGTAGCTTTGGCTTCTTAACGTGAGTTAGGTGTTTTGGCAAAAGCATTGCAGCAAGACCGAGAGGTCCACCAGCTGCGGTACACCAAATAATGATTCCAGGTCTAATATACTTCTTCCAGAAATAGTTAATAAGAATCTTCATTAGGACTATCTGTAACTTATCCATCTCTATAGGTTCTACAATCTGTGTCTTCTTATCTAACTCTGGTCTCAGGCCACCATTCATGGCTTCTGGTGTTCCATAACCGCCTGCAGTCTTTGCCTGCTCTGGATCATTAATGTCTGACGTAGACGGAGGAAGTTCCATAACTCCTGCAGCAATAGTCTCTCCACGGTTACGCAATCTATCCTTACACTGTCTATATTGTTCGTAAGTAATCTCTGTTGGATTAGCTTCTGGGTGAGCTCTCCTCATAGCAGAGATAGCGGCTGCATCTACTGGAGATA